TAACAGTCTCCCAAGTAACAGTAGAGGGGAAGTGGAAAGTGTGATTAAGAAGCTTATGGGTGGTCTCCCCCACAGTAAACGCAGGCTTTGTGGCCTTTTTCGCCCACCACACAACTGCTGACGTGGCTTCAGCTGTATCGGTGATCCCACCAATAGTGACCCTAAATCTATAATTTCTTTTTGGCTCGTTTGTTAGCTCGTCTGTCCAAAAATTAGACATTTTTTACTTTCTCCCTCTTTTAGTAAGTATTAGTATGTTGAAAAATCTGCATCTGTTCTTGTAATAACAAAGTCAATTGCAATATATTCGATTGCCCGGGCGGGCTTAATGTATACCTTGGCATACATTACGTTTAGATCGATTAGTTCAGGTGTCGTAGTTGAGCTATCAAGCTTAACTAGATATTCTGAAATGCCGTATCTTGTTTTGACACTATCCAAAAATGCTGACGTTTGGGCTTTAAATTTGTTCCAAGTATCTGTGACATTTTGTTCGAATAAGATGTTGTTGGCGATCAGCCTGACTTCTTTCTTGACATAAATCAGCATTCTTCTAACGTTGATTCTGTCAAGTGCCGACGGATCCGCCAGAAGTGTCTTTTGCCCGAATACCACAATTCCCTCGTTCGTGAAATTGGCGATTGGGTTAATATCCACTTCATAAAGATCATCTCGTGCGTCACGGTTTAGCTGTTGTGTAACGCCGCCGACTTTAAGGTTAATCTCTCCACTACTGATTCCGCCGCGATTGAAGCCGGCTGGTGCAAACCAGACGCCATCAGAATTGGCATCAGAATGACCCATGGCGCCTAGGCCGATAACAGATGGCGGCAGATAAACTGTCGCGCCAGTTCTGGTGTCACTGACGTACACCCAGGGATAGTAGCAACATGCGAAGCTTGAATCCAACTGGCGACTCTTAATATTGCTAACAGCAGTCGTTACACTCTTTGGAGTGCGCGATATTCTAGTGTTAGCATTTTCTGTCGCAGGAGTATAGCCACCTTCGATGTCAATAATACCAAGAACATCTTGACGCTTTTCAGCAAGATTGATAACCTCGTCTGTGATCGTTGTCTCTGTAATTCCAGGGATCACCACAATGTTGCCCTCAGTAACCTCTTCATCTTCAACCACCTTCAAGGCAGTGCGAAGAGTATAGTTTGCATAAAAGCTTTCCTTAGTTGTGCCGGCAAGATCTGAGTTATTGAACGGCTCTTTCTCATTAATTCTAAGGCCGTCAAATCCACCGTATAGAGGAAGAGAGAACTGCTTAGCATCAATATCTATGGTATTCTTCCACGAACTGCTCAATGCGCTTACAGAGTAGCCGCTCTTGCGAGAGCCAGACTGATATGTTGTGTTGTTTGCGTCACCGCGAATATCATCGAGCGTGAAGTAGTAAGAGACTTCGCTCACATCAGATACCGTGAACGAATCTGCTTGCAATCCAAACGGAATCGGGCGTAGCATGTCGACAACACCGGGATCTAAATTAGATGTTCCATCTTTAAGTGCGGTGAAGCCGAAATAGGCGCCCTTAGTTTGTTCAAGGACATCGCCGTCTGATTTGCGGGTGGCGCGCAGCCGAGTTGACGGATAGTCTACCGATGCGGTGAAGTCGAACACGTATCCAGAACCGGACGGGTTATGGAATAGGATACCATCGGCGCCGTCACCGGCCTGCGCGGGTGTGAAGGAAAATTTAGTTGGGCGTTGGACAATCGTATTAACGTGAACTCCAGAGCCGGTCACAAGAGTGGCCTTGGCTGCATATTGGCGATCGTAAAAGTTAGAGGAGCCGCTGAGCACAGCGAAGCCCTTGGGCTTGATTGGACCTTCGAATCCGAACGGTACGGCGCCCTTATTAATAGGAGTTGCGTCAGAATACATTTCTACACGAATAAATCTTGAGCGGTTCGTATTCTCGCCATATCGAACTAACACTTCATTTGACTTATCGTATGCATAATGCCTATCGCCAATAACTTTTCCAATGAATTTGTTAGAGTTTCTGTCCAAGTTGCAACCTATGAAAATCTCCAAGCGGCCACTAACGGATAGTTTAGAGTCGAGACTTCCTATCGAGCGAACTTCAACGTCAAACGTAGGATAGGCGCCCTCATATGAGGGGGAAGTAATATTTGAAATTGAGAGTTTGATTTGCTTTTGAATATGTTCGCCGGCGTCAGTAGCACAAAATCTAAACAATCTTTCGCATCGAGATGTGTCGGATGCATCGAATGTCGTATTGTCTCCGTCTAGATCTTGCGAGAAAATCCAGCCAGATTTAGCATACTGATAATCGGCCTGCATATTGTGATTCCCTTCAGCGCTGATTACTGAGCTTCCGGACGAAAGACACATAATTACACCATATTGCATGCCCGCGCCGGCGGAAGAGATTGATTTTACGCTTTCTTCGTAGGTTTCACCAAGCCAATACTTTTGGGTATTTGCACTAGAGTTAAGAGAGCCATTTGTGGATATTGGATCCACGTTGAGTGCTTCACGAATGTAAGCAGCATTATCACGGCTAAAGTTAACTGTGGTTGTCTTATAAGCCGTTTTGGAGCGGTCTTTAAAGACAAGCTTAAAATGATTCGAGGTTTTGCCGCCTTGTGCGGTGGTCAGAGACTTAATCATCGTGTAAGCACTCGCTGTGGCCAGATTGAGCGCCGTCTCTTTGGCCACCATCGCGGTACCACTCAACTCAACGGTTCCCTCAGAAAGATAGAAAACAGCCCCAAGCGTGCCACTTAGTGTATATCTGCGGCCTCCGCCGGTAACGCCTCCATTTCCGATGGTTTGTGAAGATGAATTGAATATAAAGAGACCCCATGCTCCACCATTGTTGGATCTTAAGTCACCAGGCTGGGACGAGGCGCCACCGGTTGTCTGAGTGTACCAGCCAGCCTTGGCAGCGTCAGTGGTCGAGCCTTCTGCGGACATTCCAAGCAAACGTACGGCGGTTGCTGGAGAGGTTTGCGACTTAACATAGGCTTCTGCGGCATACCCGGCGTATGTGGGACCTTGGTAGTTGCCAAGTCTCCAGACGTCGACTTTTCCGCCGGTTCTTGATCTCAAAGTTGCGCTTGCTGGTTTCCCAGTACCGTCGATTGGATCACCAAAGAAAGTGGTCCAATCACTCCAGCTATCAACACTGACCGGGCGCATTGCAGGTCCGTGCTCGTAACGTCCAATGATTATTGGACCATCAGCGGGGCGCGAAGGCTCCCTAATTGATTCATCCACTTCGGCGATAAATACGCCTGGGGATAAAAATTTAAATTTCTCGACTGCCATGGTTTTGTGGCTCCTTCGTAACAGTAAATCTCACTATCTAAGTAGTTACAATATAATCTAAAAGACACTTCACTCTTTATAAAATCTTCCGTCATCTGAGTCAGGATGCGTGTTGCCAATCATTATTCTCTCTCTTGGGGTGCGCACCACGACTATTGATTGGCGCTTTTCTATCTCAAGGTACTCCGAGTTTTTATCGTCATTTAGTAAGTACCCTAGAACTCTAAGGTCGAATGTTGTTTGATACATTTTCTCTGAATCTCCTATTGAAGCAACGTTATTATTAGCTTCAAAACTATCCGGTAAAAAAGCCTCATACCTGTGGGGCTGCGATCCGATCATGAATCCATTAATTTGGCCAGAAAATTTTAAAATAGGTGTCAAGACTTCGTTTATCTGTTGTTGAAATTGAGCTTTTATCGTTATTTTATAGGTTATATTAACGTGCACTGGCTGAGGTATAGTATAAGTCTCATAGACCACTTTTTTGTTGTCACGACGTATATTATATGGGGATTTAGTCGCCTCAGTTGTATTTTTGGCTGCTGAATATTTCGTTGTTTGAGTTTGGCTGATTTTTCTGGCTACCTGATACGTTGCTGCTGTGCCACCCTTTGAATCAGCTAAAATATTACCATAATAGGCGCCGCGTTTTTCTTTATTTACAGAAAGTCTTTCCAGGACGATAACAGGTAAGTTAATATTGCCATTATCATCTCTAATCGTCACATCTGCTTTTGATTGGTGCGCTCTTTCAGCTCCGGACCAGAGTATCGGGACAGCTTTCCACCCATCTGGATATGTGGCAGAGATAGCTAGGCCGTTTTTAACCCAGTCGTAAAATGCACGATCAATCGTTTCCATATTTGATCTAGGTATCAGTACTGGTGAGTGTCTAGAAGTATCAGCCGGCATTAAAATAACTCCCTCTTGCTCTAGTACATATGGCGGTAATCTCAAAAGATTGGTCAACTTGGCCAAATAATGGTCGAGGCTCCTGTAATGTTGTGACCTCGTAATACTGATCTCCATAATATAGGAAGTCACCTACTCTCGTATAGAGGTTCTGATCTTCTGAAAGCCTTCTTTTGTGAAAGTGTACAACAATTTGTGAACTAAAGTCAACATGCAGACCATCGACATAGCTAAGCGTAGACGCATTCTCATCCCAATCGACCAAAACATATACTCGTATGGGAGAAAGGAAGTTTTTATTTATAGATTCGCCATATACGTCATGAAATTCAGTTCTTTTCATATCAATTGGATAATATAGGATTTGTTGACCAATTACTTTTTCAATTAATTCGTCGTTTACTTGTTTGACAAGATCGCGTTCTTTCTTGCCTAAGAAAAGCGGCGGCGGGGGGTTTTTTGGTCGCGACCACTGATCATCGAAAGACATCTAAGCTACCCCACATAAATCGCCATCGGCGACCTGCGTAAAGTTTCCTCTGCTGCCGTGACCTTCTCTTGATCTTTCTTGGCTAGTTCGGAGTATTCTGTATTTTGTAACATTTCTGTCAGTTTTTCTCTCAGGCTCTGCTGTTCTTCTTTAGCTTGAGACAATAGCGCATCATAGTTTAAGGTAACATTCTGACCTGGAATCGGGACCGATTGGAATTTGCCCCT